ACTGGCAGAAGTTAAAGTTTGGATGGAGCATCAAGCCTTTTACCTTACAGAGGCCACGGTCGAAATGGCGAAAGAAAGAGGCAAGTGTAAAGACAGTGATCGAACAAGATACGGTCAAGGACAGTTCCCCTGGGAAAGAAGAGCAGCAGGAGTCAACGAGCTCACTGACTTTGCCCCAGAGCTTGACTGGGAACCACTACGACAAGAAATGAAACAGCATGGTGTGCGGAATGCCACGCTAATGGCTATCGCCCCCGTGGAGTCTAGTTCAGTGGTTATCAATTCAACCAACGGTATCGAAATGCCTATGAGTTTGATCTCTACCAAAGAATCAAAGGCAGGATCATTCACACAGGTGGTTCCGGAATACAATAGATTGAAACACAAGTACCAGATGATGTGGGATCAACGTGACTGTGACGGCTACTTAAAAACAGCTGCGGTGTTGGCTGCATACGTGGATCAAAGTATCTCAACCAATACCTTTTACAATCCAGCACACTTTCCGGATCGTAAAGTTCCAACCACATTGATTGCCAAGAATTTGATGCAGGCACATGTATGGGGGTTGAAAACATTCTACTACAGTTTGATCAACAAGGCTGGGAGTAGACAAGAACAACGAACCCCAGAAGTACACTACAACGGATTCCATAATGAACGTGAAGTCATAGAAGAAGACGAAGACTGCGAGGCATGCAAGCTATGAGCAAAGCACAATATAACCTAAACACAAAAACAGACTATCTTAATCGTAAGATGTTCTTGGATCCAGCCGGTCCAGTTACCATCCAACGGTTTGAAGAAGTCAAATACAAAAAGATTGCAGACTTCGAAGCCACGGCACGTGGATTCTTTTGGCAACCAGAAGAAATTAGTTTAACTAAAGATTCGAACGATTTCAAAGAAGCCAGCGATGCAGTCAAGCATATCTTTACCAGCAACCTACTACGTCAAACAGCATTGGACAGTTTACAAGGCCGCGGTCCAAGTCAAATCTTTATGCCAGTCATATCGTTACCTGAACTAGAAGCATTAGTCTACAACTGGACATTCTTTGAAACTAATATTCATTCAAAGAGCTACAGCCATATTATCCGTAACATCTATAATGTTCCCAAAGATGTGTTCAACACCATACATGATACACAAGAAATTGTGGACATGGCTTCAAGTGTTGGCAACTATTACGAAGCACTACACAATATCAACTGCCGTAAACAAATGGGCGAAAACATTCCAGAGAAAGAATATATCCGAGCAATCTGGATGGCTCTGCATGCTTCATATGCACTAGAAGCATTCCGCTTTATGGTATCGTTCGCTACAAGTTTGGCTATGGTAGAGAACAAGATCTTTATGGGCAATGGAAACATCATTCAATTGATTCTACAAGATGAACTGCTACACAAAGGCTGGACTGCGTATTTGATCAATCAAGTGGTTAAAGAAGACAATCGTTTTGTCGAAGCCAAAGCAGAATGCGAAGCCGAAGTCTATGCCTTGTACATGGATGTGATCCGCGAAGAAAAAGCCTGGGCTGACTATTTGTTTAACAAAGGGCCAGTGATTGGGTTGAATGCCAACATTCTCAAAGACTTTGTGGACTACACAGCAGTGAGCGCACTTAAAGAAATTGGAATAAAATACCAGCAAGCTGCTCCAAGATCAACACCAATCCCTTGGTTCAATAAACACGTTGATACCAGCAAAAAGCAAACAGCTCTGCAAGAAAGCGAAAGCACCAATTATGTCATAGGTGTAATGAGCGAAAATCTTGACTACGATGCTCTTCCAGCTATATAATAAACTATGTATAAAGCACAATTCAAAAGAAGCAATCCGTACGAATCTTGGACTACAATAGGCCATTATGGCAACGAACAATCTGCCATATCAGCAGCACTGAGTTACAAAAACAAAGGCATGCTGTTGGTTAGAGTCACGGACAAGAACGGCGGTGTTGTATACACAGGTTAATAAAGGAAACACAATGACAGCTATAGTATGGAGCAAGTACAACTGCCCCTATTGTGATCAGGCTAAAGCCCTACTAACACAAAGAGGTATTAAATATGAAGAACGTAAAATCGGTGACGGCTACACTAGAGAAGAGCTTTTAGAAGCTGTTCCTAATGCAAGAACTGTCCCCCAGATTTTCTTAGATGGAAATTTGATTGGCGGATTCACAGAACTTAAAAAACATTTACAAGGATAAACATGTTAATTGACAAAGGCGTATCAGAAGGTGAAGTAATCACTCTCAAACTTACCAGCGGCGAAGAAATCGTTGCCAAATTAGTCGAAGACGGTGCTACATACTACAAACTAAAAAATCCACAAGTAATTGGTATGGGACCAAAAGGTCCAGGTTTGATGCCCTATTTGTTTACCGTAGACCCTAGCAAAGAAATCAAACTGTTAAAAACAACAGTAACAGTGGCAGAAGCCACAGACAAGGCATTTGCTGACCAATTTATTCAGTCAACCACAGGGATTGCATTAGCGTAAATAGTGTATGGCAACTACCCCAACAATTGCTCCGTCAAATGCAAATTCATCCACAGTAACAGGTCCTAATCTAGTACCCCATCAACACGATTTTAATTCTATAATAGGATTAAGATTTGGTGCTAATGGTCGTGTAGAACCTGTATATGATGCTGCCAACGTCTATGCTAATGGTCAGATTATTGCTTTATACAATGCATCGTCTACTGAGGGTGCATTCACTGCCACATCAGTTCCTAGAGTAACTGTGGTAGCGGCTGTGCAGAACGTTGAAGGTGACGATGGTAATGTGCTAGGCAAACAAGAAGCAGACAGATTTCTAGCAGAAGGTAAAATCACTGCTGAAAAACACAAAGAAATAACCACCACTCCAGTTCCCAAGACGGAAGGAGTAAAACCCGGAGCGACACCTCCAGGAAGAGATTCTGCCGCAGTGACTGGAGATATATCAATGGCAACAGTGCTGACTCCAAAAGGCACCACACTGGCGACAATGATCAAGAATGTCACGTATCCTAGAACCATACCACAATTGGCACAGTGTCACCCTAGCGTTACAGGCCCTCAGAATGTTGTGAATAATCTTGCGGCGTTCGCTCTAAACATCTATGATCCACTCAAAGAAAAATATCCCAGTGCATTTTTAACCAATACCTATCGACACGGAGCAGGCATCGGTGGGGGTCAACACGGTACTGGGCAAGCAGGAGACTTTCAATTTAGAGGAGTTGGTGCGCATGCCTACTTCGATATTGCTGTATGGATGAGCAAGAATCTGCCCTACGATCAATTGCTGTTGGAATATCTTCCAGGACAGACTGTATGGATACACATCAGTTATGCCGCACCAAATCTACCATATGGCGGACTAAGTGTGAGAAAATCCAAGGGTGTGGCCAGCACACTGGCAACATTAAATGGAGCAGCAGGTGGCAAGTTTACTGTGAATCTGCATCAAGACATTATTGTATCAGCAGTACCTAACCGAGTGGTGGCAGCATAATATGAAAAAATTATTTTGGAAAATACTAGGATTTCTTAGTCTAGGCATGGCCTATGTAGGAGTTATCACTCCCGGCATCCCTTACAGCATATTTGTGGTGTTTGCCGCATACTGCTTTGCCAAAGGGTCGCCTACCATGCATGCCTGGATCTACAATCACAAACTGTTTGGTCCATTCCTAACCAACTGGAATGAGCGCAGAGTATTCCCAACCAAAATGAAATATTTTATGTTGGCCATGATGAGCAGCAGTTTGGTAATCATGTGGTTGACAAATGTACCTGCTCGTGGTATACTATACACAGCAGCATTTATGTGCTTGGTGGCAATTTGGGCCTGGAGATGGCCCGGAAGTGTTGAAGCATATGAAAAACGCATTGCAGAAGGTAAAAAAATTGGTTGGTTTAACAATCAATTTTAATCACACACACAGATAAACATTTTTAATATCAAGGAAAAAAGTAAAATGGTAACAGGAAAAGTAAAATGGTTTAACGACGCCAAAGGTTTTGGATTCATTACTCCGGACGATGGTGGCGCAGACTTATTTGCT